TGGAGGCGAATTTATTCCGGTTAGGATAATGCCACCAGAGATTTCAGACATAGCACTAAAGTTCTTAAAGTCAGTAATCCAGGAATGATATGGAGTATCGGCAGCTATTCTGTCTGGGGACTACAACGGAGAGCAGCATAGTGCGTTTTATCAGACAGCCATAGAAGATTTCATAGTGCAGTTTGAACAGGCAATGACAGCATGTGTATTTACGCCAAGGGAGCAAGATGTTGGCCATAGAATAAAATGCTATTACAGTAAGGTGAATTATATGGCTACGGCCGATAAAATGAACCTTGCAGGTCTGGCTAAAGAAACAGGAATAATGACCTTAAACCAGATAAACGAAATGTTTGGCATAGAGCCTTTTGAGGGTGGAGACAGAAGGATTCAAAGTCTTAACTATGTGAATATCAAAGACATAGATGCTTATCAGAAGGGCAAGGCTGGAGTAAAGGAGGAAGGCAATGAGCAAGAATAATGATTGCGAACGTCGGCTTATTGAAATAAGAGCTGTAGACAATACCGAGGACCGAATGCTTGTAGAAGGATACGCCATCACTTATGACAAGCCGGCCACGCATCAATATGGCAAAAGGAAATTCACTGAAACTATAAAGCGCGGGGCTCTGGATTATACCGACATGAAGGACGTGCCGATGAGATATAACCATAATGACAATGTGATGATTATGGCCAGAACCCGAAACAAGTCACTGCGTTTGATCAAAGACGATGTAGGACTGAAAATAGAAGCAGATCTTCTCGATACACAGAGCAACAGGGATTTGTACAAAGGAATTCAGGAAGGCTTAATTGACAAGATGTCGTTTGCTTTTACTGTTGCAGACGGTGGAGATTCATGGACCTTTGGGGAAAATGAAACCACTAGAGATGTGACTAATATCACAAGACTGTACGATGTAAGCGTGGTGGACACTCCGTTTTACGACAGTACATCTATATATGCTCGTAGTCTTGAGTTGCTGGATAGCGAGGAGAGACGGCTGGATAGTTTGCACGAGCTTGAACTACTTAAACTAAAAGCCAAAATTAAAGGAGAGATGTAATATGAAAAAGAAACTAATGAACCTTCTAGCAGCCAAGAATGAACGTAAAGCAGCAATAAGCAAGCAAGCTGAGACATCAAATGATGTTGCCGAGCTAAGAAACCTCAACACTGAACTGAATACGCTGAACGCCGAAATCAGAAGCCTGCAGGAAATGGTGGATGCAGCTCCTGATGACGATGACGACAACAAGCCGGCTGAAAGAACAGCTGCTGTAAATGGAGAAGTCCCAGGCGTGGTATCATCCTCATCGAAACAAGAGAAACGCAAAGCAGACGACGAGGGCATGGAATACAGAAGGGCATTCCAGCAATTTGTAACCAAAGGTACACCTATACCGGCAGAGCTTAGAGATGATGCGAGCACACTAACAAGCGACATAACAAGCGTGATACCAGAAGTTGTAGTAAACAAGATAGTAGAAAAGCTAGAAAGCACAGGCATGATTCTGCCGCTTGTAACAAGGACTTCATTCGCTGCCGGAATAAGCATCCCGACATCGAGCGTCAAGCCTGTAGCTACATGGGTTTCTGAAGGCGCAAGCTCTGACAGACAGAAAAAGACAACAAGCAAAATCACATTCACTAACTTCAAGCTTAGATGTGAAATATCAATGTCGATGGAAGCTTCGACAATGGCACTTTCTGCTTTCGAGGCGGCTTTTGAACGTCAGGTTGTAGAGGCCATGGTTAAGGCAATAGAGGGCAAAATAATATCTACTGCAAACGGAGCTGCATCTCCAAAAGGAATACTGGCTGAAACTCCAGAGACAGGACAAGCCCTTACAGCCAAGACGCTTTCATACAAGACTTTGGTTGACGCTGAAGCTGCGCTTCCACAGGCATATGAAAATGGAGCTGTTTGGTGCATGACTAAGAAGACTTTCATGGCTTTCATAGGCATGGAGGATGCGGAGGGTCAACCTATAGCCAGAATAAACTACGGTCTTGGTGGAGTGCCTGAAAGAACACTTCTAGGAAGAAGCGTTGTTCTATGCGGAGACTACATGGACAGCTTCAGCACATCGCTTGAAGCGGGCAAAATATTCGCATTCATGTTCAACTTCCGTGACTATGCTCTTAATACAATCTACGACATGGGAGTTCAAAGAAAGCAGGATTGGGACACTGAGGACATGCTGACTAAGGCGGTAATGTCTGTAGATGGCAAGGTAGTAGACAAAAATTCTCTTGTGACAATCGCTAAAGCGGCTTAGGGAGTGATGTAGATGAAAGTACCATATAAGCATGATTTTGAACAAAGAATTACTACTGATGTAGAGGGAGTGAGCATAATGCGCTCATTCCCTGTGCATTATCAAATAAGCGCAGAAGACGCTGTGGCGGCGAGCAATGTTGGAGTGCATGCAGCAGTCACGCTAGGTGTAGAAGCTCAGGATGTAACAACGGGCATCACAAATCCGGCAGTGCCAAGAAACCTAATAGTAAAAGGCAACGCATCTGGAATTATTGGAGATGTCGTGATAACAGGAACAAACTTTGCTGATGAGGATATAACAGAAACAATAACGCTCAATGGCTCTACAGCAGTTGAAGGAAACAAGGCGTTCAAGACGGTAACAAAGATAGCTCTGCCTGCAGAAACACATGTTGGCACAGACACAGTTTCGGTCGGATGGGGCGATAAGATGGGATTGCCGTACAAACTGTCTCATAACACAGTGCTTTATAAGCATACATTCCTGGATAATACAGTTGAAGCCACTGAACCGACTGTTACGGTATCTGCCACAGCGATTGAAAGCAACACAATAGATTTGAACACCGGACTGAATGGCAAGGTTGTTGATGTATACCTGCTTGTATAGCAAAGAGAAGGAGACAGCTCCTTCTCTTTTTGCTGGAGGTGATTAAATGGAGCTTGATGAAATTAAAAAATACCTTAAGGTTGATGGGAATGAGGAAGACGATTTGCTCTTGGGGCTTCAAGGGGCAGCTGAAGAATACTTGATAAATGCAGGCGCTGTAAAGGATTACACTAAGAATCTTTTTAAAATTGCTATCAAGCTCTTGATTTCCCATTGGTACGAGAACAGAAGTGCTGTTGTTGTTGGCAGCATATCAAAGAATATGGAATTTTCACTAAGCAATATAATCATTCAGCTTAAGTATTCTGGAGGTGATACTATATGAATCCTGGAATACTACGGCATAGAATAACGATTCAAAAGTATGGCCCAGTTGAAAACTCTATAGGGGAAAAGACTTTAG